GGTTCCCAGGCCTCTTTCTAGGCTTTCGCCTCTCACAGGAGCTACGTCATGACTACTGGTACTGTTGTTGTCGGATCACCGCAATCTGGTTATTACTACCAGAAAACGTTCTCCGGCAACAATGATCCACAACATAAGAAGTGGAACCCGTACCAAATGACGGTTAATGAGTCTTCCAAATCTCTTGGAACTCTTAACTTCGCTCCCAACTATCCGCCGCAGTACTTTATTGACTGTGGGAATTACAATCTCACTCCAGTATGGTCTGACAACGATGAAGTAAAGCTTTTGAACAAAATCGTTGTTGCTGCGAGGGGCCACTCATTTCACCTTGGGAAGTTTCTTATCCAAGGCAATGAACTGGTTAACCAGATTCGAGGAACGTCCATGGCGCTTGGAAATGCCTATTCCGCCCTAAGGCGGGGAAGGCCTGACCAAGCGATCCGTAGCATTCTTCGCATACTTCATGGTGAGAGTAGTCCGGAATTCTGGACTTCTTCTGCCAAGAAGTATGGGGTTGTGGGTTCCGTGCGATATGCGCGGAATCGAGCCCAGTCTGCCCTAAATCGGAATGATCTTGCTTCTGCGTGGCTTGCCCTCCGTTATGGATGGATGCCGCTCATTAGCGATCTGTACAATTCCGGTGTTGCGTATAGTACCTTAACTTCTCCGGCTCGTAAGAGCCGCTTTGTGGTGTCTTTAGGGACGGTCGACACGCATAATTCTAGCACGTCGCCAGGCTTATGGACATGTACAGCCACAAAGAATTCTTCTTCACGTATAATCGTGGAGATGACAGAGGAGCTAAGTGTTGCACGCAGTTTGGGTCTGCTTGATCCTCTCGGCGTTGTGTGGGAAAAGTTGCCTTATTCGTTTGTCGTTGATTGGTTTTACCCTCTCTCCGACTACTTTGAAGCGCTCGCCATTATCCCCAATTTGAAAGCAAGTATTTTGCGAACAGATCGGGTTAAGGTCGAAGCGGTTTTCAATGGAACGACGGAAATCGGCAACTACATCGTTGGAGGTGGTGATTATCGCCGAAGCACTTCACTTATTCGCCGTCCGGCGAGTAGTGCTGCTTCAGTTAGCATTCCGTTGCCGTCCTTCGTTGGCCTTCAAGGCTTAACGGACCACAGCACCAGAGTTGCTAATGCGATTGCATTACTGTCCAACATCTTCAAGCACAAATGAGCTACACGCTGTGAAGCGCCGCTCAATCCCTGGAGACCCACAATGGCTGACATGGCAAATGTCGTAGTCCGAGATGATGCAACCACCCCTGTCGATCACGTCCTGATCCCCATTTCCAACGCGGACAAGAACCTTGTCTGGCGCGGCGATGTGGACGGCGTGCCCAATGAAGGTCAGATTCGTCTGACCGCTCAATGGGAAAGGCAGAAGGATGGTACGCATCGGCTCTCGACCAAGCTGGAAGTTCCCTCTCTTGAGGTCGCCTCCGGCAGCCAAAACGGGTACGTTGCCGCTCCGAAAGTGGCGTACGTTACAGTTGGAATCTTCACACTCTTCGCACCGGCTCGCAGTACCAACGCGGACCGAGCGAACGTCGTGCGGATGCTCTGCCATGCACTGGCAGGTGCAACCTCCACCGCTGGTATGGGTACTTCTCCCAGTACCAGCTCTGGCGACGTGTGGAAGACGATGACTGCACCTCTGCCGTTTGGATACGCTCATTTGGCTATGCCGAACTGAGCGCCCTTACCGCATAGGACCCAGCTTCTAACTGATGTACACCTCATCGCGTGAGCGACGGTGAATTCCATAAAGGAGTTCTTATGTTATATCAGTTACAATCCGATTGGCTGCAGGAGTACAACCTTGAGGACACTCTTTGTATCCTTCGGGAACTTGCTCGCAATCACACAAAAAAGGCTGGCCGCTTCAAAGATAGGATTAATCGTCTTATCAACGATCGCGACTATTCTGGTTTGTGTGGCCTTGAACTTGACTATCAATATACCGATAGCCCAGTGCATCTCCTCCATGCTCGCCAAGCTTTAGCTTTCTTTCAAAAGCTAGAACCCTTGGACCTTGGAGAGAGTAAGCGTTCCGTCGCAAAGACGAAATTCAAGGCAACCGAAGAAGCATGTGCCATCACCAACGCTTGTTTTAGAAAAGCCCGTTCTGGAGAGTTTTGTTTCTCTCCAGACGTCAACGCCATACTTCATGGTGCTCGGCGTAAAATAGCGGCTTGCCTAGGTGATGTCCCTCGTATAGAGGATTTGCATATGTCATTCGGTCCAGGAGCAAACACCAGCGTTAAAGCGTCTAGATCTTCAGCCCGATGGAAATTGGGCGCGGATCTTGCGTGTAGTGCCGAACTTGCTTCTAGTGTTGGAACGCTATTAGCAGAGGTCCCGCATTGGGCAATGCTTCATTCACCCAGTCCCGACCTAGACCCCTTCCCCGTGACTGTTGAAATACACCACGGAAAGGTTCAGTTCGTCCCCAAGAATGCCAAGACGTATCGAACAATTGTTGTTGAGCCACTTCTCAATTCCTTTGCCCAAAAGGGCATAGGGAAGTTTTTACGTGAGAAGATGAGGCAGCGTTTTGGAGTAGACTTGTCAGATCAAACTCGCAATCAGAAACTAGCCGAACAAGGCTCGCGTTCTGGTTTACTTGCGACTATCGATCTTTCGAGTGCCTCTGACACTATTTCCTCGGAATTAGTGGCAGAGCTCCTTCCCCTTGACTGGTACTCGTTCCTAGCCAGGTTCCGAACCGGGACCGTGGATCTGGATGGCGAAGCTATTTCCCTGGAGAAATTTTCTTCAATGGGAAACGGTTTTACCTTCGAGTTAGAGACGCTAATATTTCATTCGTTAGCTCTCACAGCAAGCGAGCACTGGGGCCATCCTACAGGATGGAACTCAACCTATGGTGATGACATAATCGTCCCATCGGAATGCTCGGCAGGGCTCTGTAAAGTGCTGTCTGCGTGCGGTTTCACTGTGAATATGGTGAAATCCTACTCAGACGGCCCTTTTCGAGAGTCTTGTGGCAAGGACTACTTTCTTGGTTTCGATATCCGACCATTCTACGTGAAGCAGTTATTGAATGGTCAGACGCTCTTCGCCCTTCACAACTTTTATATGCGCCGACTTGAATTTAAGCTAGCGCACGAAGTTGTGAAACGGGTACATCCAAGCCTACGTATATACGGTCCGGATAACTACGGCGATGGTCACCTTATTGGTGATTACTCACTGTACCGGAGCGCGAAAGCGCGGGCTTGTCAATTGGAGGGTGGTGTCTTTAAGACCTTCACACTTCGACCCAAACGCGTATTTCGGGTATGTCGAGGAGATTATATCTTCCCGACATATTCGATCTATGCGTCCGGTCCTAGTGATGATCGTCGCCCGTCTGATCCTTTCGTTGTAAGAGGATCATCCGGGTACAAGATGCTATCGATCTACACGCGCCAGTTAGGAATATTCTTCTAAC